TTGTGGTATTACAAGTGTTGGGAATTTATTGTTAAAGTTTAGTGTAAATTCATGACCAGATTTTGTTCTTACTTGTAATCCAACTTCTAAAGTAGGATTAAATGATGGATCTATAGTAGCAATCAATATATGATCTTCATCATAGTCTGTATCAACTACTTGTAATATATCAGGAGATCCAGTAGTAACTTGTTCTATGTACTCACCGTCATTTACATGCTGCTGTAATCCCACTTTATCAACTAATATAGCGTACTGTTCTTTAGGGCAGAATGTTTCAGCAGGATCGAATCCATATCCTATGCCAGGATTGATAACCTCAATTGAATCCACCTGACCGTTTGTAATATTTGGTTTGAACTTAGCACCACTACCTTCTGGTTCATTACATGTGAACTGTGCTTTAACTGATGCTTCTGCATTAACACCTGATCCTTTCTTCTGCATCAATACACCAAGTATCTGTCCTATGTCATCAATAATAGGTAACGCTTTGATTGGACTGGTCGACTGTAGGTTATCCCATACCATTTCTGGGAAGCATGGTTTCTTATTCAATATAGAGTTAGCACACTGTACTGCTGATGATGCTACGTTACCAGATGAGTCATAGAAATTAAGATCCTCAAATTTCTCTAGAGGTCCTCGTGTATCAAAGTTTTTGAGTGATAGTCCAGTTGCTACACCAGCTGCACTTTCAAGGTCAACAAGTGCACCACTAGCAGTGTCAAATATCTTCTTCACGCCATTACGATCTACAGCAGGAACAAATCCTTTGATAGGTATGCCCTTACCAACTATTGATATAGCATTAGGAGGTTTAACTTTGTACTGTGCAATTTGTTTTGCTGCTCCTTCAAGACCTTTTGGTTTTGCACCAAGACCAGTCTCAAATACTGATGCACCAATAGCACATGATAGTTGTCCATCACAAAATAGATCTATAAAGTCACCGACCTTGTTAAGTAAGTTTTGTATCTTTTCTGTTGCTCCTTTGATAGCACCCGTAATTCCCTTCAATATACCTAATGCACCCGTGATACTGTCCATAAGTTTCTTCATAATATCACCAAGCATATTCTGAACAAGACATAATGCGGTGTCTAATACATTCTCTACTAAGTCTTTGAGCATACCTTTGATAAAATCACCCAATTCACCTATTACTTGCTTAAACAAACATGAAACAAGATCTCCAACATTCTTTAACTGATCTCGAACTGCAACATCTAACTCAGGATCTGGCACACTAAGTTTTTCTAAACCTTCCTGTACAAGTTTATTAGTCTCTTCCATGACTACGCCCTTGATATTAGCAGTCAATCCAGTTAGTTTCTTTTGTATGCGTTGTTGTACTAGATTAATTTCGTAGTCTAAATCAACAACAGCACCATCTAATTTATTAACAAATTGATTGATATCATTCTTCTCTATACCACGAGCAAACTTCATAAACTCTGCCATAGGTGCTTCTAATTTAGTAGCAGTTTCTGATCCACACTTACCATTACCAACATGGACTGTTACCTTTTGTTTCTCGTCTGCTAACTTCTGTTTCTCACTCTGTTCTTTTGCTGCACCACGTTCGTTTTTACTATCTTCTTTTCCCTCTTCTGTTTTATGTCCGTCATTGTTAGTTGGTGCTTCATCTACACCTGTCTCTTCATTAGTTTGAACTGTACTACCAGTGTTAGCTGCAGAACTACCATCACCAGTATGGTCACGCCTTTTGTAGTCAGTTGATGCTAGTCTTGCAAATCCTTCTTCTTTACCACCAGCTACGCCATAACTGCTAGTAGGATTCTCATCACTGATACTTCCCATAACAATAGGAATCTGTGCTGATGTACCATCCATGAAAAATCCAACAACCCAACTGTTAAGTTGTAGTTGGTGCACTGATCCAATACCAGAACGTTGTGAGTATATGGGTGGCATCAATACCTGTGCCCATGGTAGATCAGACGTAGGTAACTCTTTTCTATTTGGACTATGATATCCTATAATTCTAACCTTAACTTTATTAGTCCAGTCCCAATCTCCATAGTCAAAATCTCCTGCACCACCGTCTAACTCAGCATTCCAGAATTTTGCACCATCATTCTCTACCTGTCCAACCCACCAGTTGAACCCTTCTCTACCTATAAAATTAGCAAGACTTTCCATCATGATTCTTCACCATCTGAGTCTGTATATAATGTGATTTTAGATGTCATTTTATCTTCACTGGATTTGAATGTTCTTTCAACTCTACCAATAACATATTTACCAGAGGTTGCAAAGTCTTGCTCTCGGTCACTTGTACCTTTATATACATCTAACTGTACTACCTCACCTATCTCTAGTGAGTAATCTGTAACGAGTTCTACGATTACTTTTTTACCGTAAAATAATTTTTCCCTTAAACTGGATTGTGAAAGTTGTTTTGTAAATCCCTGTGTATATGTGCCTTCGGTAAACAATGCAGAGTCAGATAATTTAGACATAATTCTAGTATATGTTACGTTGGTATCAAATCCTTTGTAAAACTCTGGTACTCTCCTTGAGTTCATTACACTAACGTCTTGATAATATTTATTGATGCTAAAAGGATGTTGCTCAAATTTCATATCCTTTATATCTAATGTCATCACATTACTAGAGTATGAACCTAAGTTCAATCCTTTCAATAAATCAACTGACGTTTCAACAGTTAGTTTATCTAAAGCAATGATACCTGTATCTTCCTCATCTTCTAACTCTCCACCCTCATGTCCTACAACCATTCTTATTACTGGTTGTTTACTAGCAAATGAATCGTATGAAACAAAATTATATCCTGATCTTGTCTCATAGAAAGCATATCCCGCAGTTGCTGCAGGACCACTACCTTTGGAAGCTGGTATTGCCTTGGTAGCTAACCATCTTATTGCAGTAAATGGATTCCAGTACGGTGATACAAATGAGAAACTATTGACACATGGTTCAAAGTTTAATAATCTATCTTCAGAGACACCAACTAATCCTATTAGTATTTCTTCCTTAACAACTTGATCTATCTTTTTACCCATGCCCTTACCAAATCTACGTGATATTTTATTAGCAGCGTTGTTTAAAAAATCAACCCTACACATCATCAATACTGCAGATGATTTACCACCTATATTTCTTCTGTCCTGTATATCGTATATAACAAAGTCTCCTCCAATTTCAGTTGCACCTTCACTGTCTCCAATACGAATAAACACGTTCTCCATACCTGTTAGTTCAGATATAAAACCACTCTCAGTATCTGTAACCTGTACTTCCATAAGCATAGTAGCAGACATGATATCTTCAGTGTATTTTACATACAGCACTTGATTAACTCCAATGGGAGGATAGTCCGCAATGAAGAATTGGTAAAGATTAAAATTTGACTGAGTATTGACTGACATTAGAATTGAGAAGTTTTATTATAAAGATCTAGATATCCAGATTTTCTAATCTTTGGTTGAGCAAGTTCGCCACCCTCTTGTTGCATAGGTGGTGGAGTTGGAACAGAAGCAGCAATCGCAGCACCAGTTCCCGCAGCGACATCAATTTGTTTCTGTGTCTTAGCGTCAGCATTCTCTCTGTTTTCCTGTATAGTTTTGTCAGTTAGTTCAGTTAGGTTAGTTGTCTGTTCAGTTTTTGGTGCAAATATATTTTTAACACCACCAAATGCTTTCATACCAAGTTTCAAACCAAGACCCATGGGTGTCATACCAAATGCTTTCTTTGCTATACCACCTAGTCCTGCTTTACCCATCTTACCAGCTAATCCTTTTGCACCCTTGAGTAATCCCTTACCCGCATTGAATGCCATGCCCATAGGTGTTAAACCAAACAACTTAGATGCCATTGACCTAGTTTTCTTGACTGGTTCCATAGCTCTGCCTGAGCCATCACCCATACCTATACCATCAGCAGTTCCTGTATATGGTGCACGTCTTCCAAATGTAGGATCTCCCGATGCACTTGGTAATAAGTTCTGTTGTGGTGCTGATGGTAGTTGTGGTTGATCTCCACCACTTGCAGAATCTCCTCCACCCATCTTACCTCTAACAAAGTTAATTGCCTTAGCAAGGAGACCACCAATAACACTCCCTCCTTTTTTATCATCTTTCTTATCATTATCTGCCTCATCATTAGCAACTTCGGCACTAGCAGCACCTAACTTAAATGAGTTAGATATCTTAGATATATTTCTATTCAATATCTTAGATGCTTCCTTACTTGGTGCAGGAATTTTCTCTAATAAATCTGTCATTGCAACAGCAGCAGATTTAGCAGGGAGTGCTAAGGCATCCATAAATGCCTTCTTCATCTTAGGATCTATTTCAAGATTATCTTCTAGATCTTTCTTGACCTTTTCTTTGACATCTTTCTCACCTATTCCTGCATCTTCTAACTTATCTACCTTTGGTATATCTCCTGCTTCTTTTGGAGGTGCTACAAATCCTGCAGCTCTCTTAGCTCTCTCCTCTTTAAATCTTCTTATTCTCTCTTTCTTATCATATATTGTACTACCATCTGTATCTTGACCATACGCAGCTATAGGATCTGGAACGAGGTTAGCAGCTGGTAACGCCTTTGGTGCTACTACTGGTTTTGGTGTTACATCAGTCGCAGATACATCAACAGTCTGTTTAGACGCAGGAAGATCCATTGCCTTTGTAAGGGCACTAGGATTAGCGATGAACTTGGAAAGTCCAACACCCTGTTTTGACATAGCTGGAGGTAATGCTTTCATGTTACTGGTACTTTAAAACGTAGTTGGAAGTTTTATCCATAGGACCTATCTGCAACTCTATTGCATCTTCTATATCCTGTTCACTCATCCATTTATATACTATAACTTGTTTGGGTGGCATATTGATAGGAACAACTCGTGGTGCTGAAACTACATTACCTGATGGATCTGTTGTTCCTTGTGTTACTGGTTCTTCATTTAGGGTCTCTTTTGATGCAGATCCAGATGGTGCTGATATTGCACTACCTGTTCCAGACGCAGTTGTAACAGCACCTGATGATGGTTTGCCAACTGGATCGTCAATGTTAGGTATCCATTTATTTTTGCCAGGTTGTAACCATTTATTATTCTTCTCGTTGTTTAGATAATCAAAGTGTACTGGATCTCCTTCACCTTGCCATGCAAATCCAAACTTCTTACCTTTATCTCTCATCCACTCGTTTGCTTTTGAGTAGTAGTCAATATCAATTGCCCAACCTTGTCCATGTGGTGACTGTCCTACAGGTGCAGGATTTATGGCGTTCTCATCGCCCGCTTCTGCTGCTGCAATTAATGCTGCCTGTTGTTCTGGACTTCTATATGAAGATGTCACACTCATAGGCAAGTTTATACCATCTTTTGCTGCACGATTTACTGCCTTCTTCCATGCCTTCATAGTCGGTGGATTAAGTATAATCGGTCTCCCATACATGTCCTTACTAGGATCTGGAGCTGCAGCAGCTCCTACCTGATCTTCTGCTTCTTTCTGACCTGGCAATACGCCCATGTCTTTAGCAGCAAGTGTTGCATCAAGTCCTATGGATATAGCAGTTCCTGCACCAGGTATCATAGATGCTGCACCAGACATAGCCTCAAGAGCAGCACCCTTGAAGTCGCCCGCCATCAGTCGTTGTCCTGCAAATAATAATCCTGCACCAAGACCTACAAATGGTATTTTCTTAAGTAACCCTTTACCTAGTGC